GAACACGGTGGTTGATTTCTTTCCCTGGGCACATCCACTACCAACTGAACAAAAATGATTGTTGTAACCTTTTTAGGTTCTGTCTGGAGTTGGAGTGGGAGTAGGAGTGGGAGTAGGAGTGGGAGTAGGAGTAGGAGTGGGAGTAGGAGTAGGAGTAGGAGTGGGAGTTGGAGTGGGAGTGGGAGTGGGAGTTGGAGTGGGAGTGGGAGTAGGAGTAGGAGTGGGAGTTGGAGTGGGAGTGGGAGTAGGAGTAGGAGTAGGAGTGGGAGTTGGAGTGGGAGTGGGAGTGGGAGTTGGAGTAGGAGTGGGAGTGGGAGTGGGAGTGGGAGTGGGAGTGGGAGTTGGAGTAGGAGTAGGAGTGGGTAAAAGTTATCCCCTGTTAATCCCTTTTGCTCCTTGTGTTATCTTTAGTATCTGTTAGGATAGAGGTTAGTAGAAAAAATATGAAAACAAGTAAATATGATTTTTTAGTAGGTGGTAAATACTTCTTCCGGGCTGTTACTTTTCACATAGTTGGTGAAGTTAAAGAAGTAATGGGCAATTTCGTTAGACTGGCTAACGCTTCTTGGGTTGCCGATAGTGGACGGTTTATGAACGCTATTAAGGAGGGTTCCTTGAATGAAGTTGAGCCCGTTGGCGAGATGTTTGTAAATCTGAACACGGTGGTTGATTTCTTTCCCTGGGCACATCCACTACCAACTGAACAAAAATGATTGTTGTAACCTTTTTAGGTTCTGTCTGGAGTTGGAGTGGGAGTAGGAGTGGGAGTAGGAGTGGGAGTTGGAGTAGGAGTGGGAGTAGGAGTAGGAGTGGGAGTAGGAGTTGGAGTGGGAGTGGGAGTTGGAGTAGGAGTGGGAGTTGGAGTGGGAGTGGGAGTGGGAGTTGGAGTAGGAGTAGGAGTGGGTAAAAGTTATCCCCTAAAAATGTTGGCAGGGTAAATAAAGTTATTATGGGCTGGGCGTTATCTAACGGGAGGAACGGCATAAGTTGTCATACTGCACAAATGCCTATTTATTGGAATAGAAAAGTTGCGGAAAAATATGCGAAACAATGGGGTGAAAACTTAAAACAAGTCAAAATTTTAATTCTATGAAATCCACCGACAAACTAAGCAAAGAGCAAGTCCTCGCCATCCCCACTCTCATCAACAAACAAAAGCTGTCCATAAACGCCGTGGCCAAACTTTACGGGATTTCGCCCCAAGGTATTTATTATCACATCAGTCGCCTCCGGGCCGAGGGCAAGGTGATTAACACAAGACCCCAAGGACAGGTGAGTGAGGTTTATAAAAATAAAATATGAAAATACAAAAATGCACACTTTGTGGCAACCCATTCTTCAATGACCCAAAAACCACGACTGATTACGCTGTGGATTTTGACCCGACAGCTTGCCCTCAATGTAATGAAAACGCTCGCCAAAACTCTATGCCACCAATTAACAATAAAATTATATGACCCCCCTACTTACCAAACAACAGTGCGAGGAATTGTTTGAGAGGGACTTTTTGGAAGACCTTCTCTATCACAATTTACATACTGGACTAAAAATGACACTACTTGATACTGAATCCTTCATCTCCAAAATCCGCCACCAAGACCTAGAAGCGGTGCTGGCGGAGGTGGAGGGGATGAAGAAAGTTGTTGATTATCAAATTTATTCCGACCCTTCCAATACTATTGGAACCACGAGCATAGGAAACAATCCAAAATTTACATCTAAACCGTTGACGCCAGAACATTATCCTTATGAATATGGCTACAACCAAGCGATTACCGACCTTAAAGCATTCTTATCAGTTAGTTTAGAAAAACTATGACCCCCAAACACCCCAAACCTCCACAAAAACAATGAAAACAAACCACTCTTAGGGTTGACGGGTGATAGCGTGATAGTGGTTGAAAATTGAGATTATTGATTAAGTTGAATACCAACCCATAAAAAGAGTGGTATAATAAGTTAGGTTAGTTCTTTTACAGGAGAGAGCGAATGGACACCGACAAACTGATTAAACAGTTGGAGGAGTTGGAGTTGAGAATCAGAGAGTTGGCGGCGGAGGCAAGTAAATTAAAGTCCATCGAGCTTGCGGAGATCAAGCTGGTGGTGGGGACAATTCTCACTCTTGCCCCGTCCGCCTCTCTTATTTTGGAGCGAGCGATGACCGGTCTGTTCCGGTCAGTGCCAAAGGAGCCGAACGATGGTAGACTTGATACTGGAAACAAGCAGGGTCGTCAGGCAACCGCCATTTAAGATTTTTCTGGCCGCCTTTTCCGAGGGTAAAAACTCCGACAAAGCCGCGGACGAAGCCAGATACTTTCATCGTCAATGGCTAGTCGAGGACTTTATTCATCGGAAAGTCAGGAAATTCTGTCGCAGTATTTTGCGGGAACAAAAAAAATAGCTCTCTCCTCAAGGGGCCGCCCAGCCCCACCCACGGAGTCCCTAGCCACCCCCCTAGGGACTCTCTTTTGTGGATAACTAACCTTAATGATAAAAATTGTGGTATAATAAAAACAATGTTTGGCCGCGGAAACAAGAAACTGATGGCTTTGGTAACTTGGCGGGATAGTAACATTTATTCACACCAGGGCGTTTCTACAAGTACAAAAGTGGCTATTATCAAAACGAGCGGTTTCTTGGTTTCTGAAGACAAGGATTGTGTTAAAATTGCTAGGGACAAAATGGAGGAAGATGAGTGGCGAGGATTGATTGTAATACCACGTGAGAACATTATTAAAATTGTGGTATAATACCCAAATGGGGAGAGCCAAGCATAAAAACTGGAGCCACGCGGAAAAACGGAAACAATATAACGAAAGAAAATCACGGCCAGATTATCCCAAAGGTGGTTACGGCACACCGCACGCTCCCTACGTAAAAGCCAAAAGATAGTTCTTTAACACCGGCGGGGTTTATCAGGCAATTTAAGCCACCAAGATGCTCGCAAGAGCGGGCGGATAGTTCTTCAACTACTTACAATTAAACCCAAAAACATTAATTTTAACGCTTTTACGCCGTTTCGCCTCACTCTCACCCCGCCGATGTTAGAGAATTATGAAAAAAAATTATTTTAGCTTGTTTATAACCGCGATCGTTTTAATTGTTTTATTATTCTTTGGTTTGTGGATGGTATGGTTGGTTTTTAATAAAGACAGACCGCTTTATGATTTGTTGAAACCGGAAGATTATGAAAAATTACGGCAGGAAGTAGACGTTTTTTATCATCCGCCAGCGGAGCCTGGGAAGGATAAAGGGTAAAATAAAAGTTTTCCACATCTTTGGCTCCATTATTAAAACGTTTGGGTTATAATGGAATTATGATCCCGATGTGGAAACTAGCAGGGCGTTTGGGTAATTCAATGTTTCAATACGCATATTTATACGCCCAAGCTCGACGTCAGCAGATTCCCGACATTTATGTCCAAAATGAGAAGTTTTTTAAAAAATACGTCAAGGAAATAAAAGCTATCTTTGGCGAGGGTATAGGTTATCTTCCTCAAGTTGGCATTCACGTCCGGCGCGGAGATTATGTTGATAATTCTTTTCATACTGATCTATCGGCCACTAGCTACTACGACAACGCTATCGCCTTTTTCCCAGACAGGGAGTTTTTGGTATTTTCTGACGACCCCATATGGTGTAAGCAAAAATTCTCTGATTCTAAAAAATTTCAGATCATAGAGGGTCAAACAGATGTTGAAGATATGAATATGTTGGCTTCTTGTGAAGCCCAAGTTATAGCCAACAGTTCTTTTAGTTGGTGGGCGGCTTATCTTTGCCCGAATCCCGCTCGTCAAGTAATTGCCCCCCGCGAGGATAGGTGGTTTCGTGATGGTGTAAAACGTTGCATTCTACCTAAAGAGTGGAAACAGATTGATTTAAATTAAATGACTGACAAGCAATTAGAAAGAATTATTCACAACCATTACATCGCTAAGGCGGGTGGGCAGTACATTTATAACGATATTTTTACAATCAAGGAATTTATCAAACAAATTGTGGATTTGGAACGTGGAACAATAAAGAAACACAACTTACCACGTTACAAGATTGGTTTAATGTTTATTTGTCTTAACCCACCCTACTGGGAATTTTCCAGAGAAGCTATTTTAGGGGCGCGGCAATATTTTTTACCCGACCACGATGTTGAAATTATGCTTTGGACTGATATACCAGCGAGCACTAAATTTGATGACTTTAAAAAAGCGGCAGAATATCTCTACGAGGTCGAAATGGGTAGATTAAAACAGTCTAATTTATCTTTAGACATTAATAAAGAAAAAGAGATCGTTGATGGTATTAACGAAGCAATGAATCGGTCATTTGAAGGTGCGAAAATTGCCGACACGATTACTAAATTTGAAACTGAACCAATTGAATGGCCTTACCCGACTTTGTTACGTTACAATCTATTTTTGAATCAGGAAGAATATCTTAAAAAATTTGATTACATTTTTTATTGTGATCTTGATATGAGGTTTGTAAATATTGTCGGAGATGAAGTCTTGGGTAATGGATTAACTGCCGCTCAACACCCTATGTATGCTCTTCGGAGAGAATATTTGCCTCCTTATGAACCAGATAATAAATCTACGGCTTATATTCCACGCCCAGGCCGAGTTGTTACTGAAAACGGAAAACCTAGATTTGAACCACTTTACTTTGCTGGTGGTTTTCAGGGGGGAAAAACCATTAAATTTATCAAAGCGATGAAAGTAATGAAACAAAACATTGACCAAGATTTAAAACGTGGTTATGTCGCTATTTGGAATGATGAGAGTCATTGGAATAAATATCTTTTTGAAAACTCACCATCCGTGGTTTTATCGCCGTCTTATATTTACCCTGACAGTTTGATTAAAGATTATTACGTCAAGATTTGGGGACGGGATTATCCCCCTAAGTTGGTCACTCTGACTAAAAAATTCACGACTACTATAGCTGATGGCTGTGAGGTGAGGAAAAAATTAGAAACAATGTAATATGATTTCTATAGTTATTCCTAGTTACAATCAGGCCCAATTTTTACCGGACGCGATAGAGTCAGTTCTTAACCAAAGGCGTGGATTGGCTAATCGAACCACTAAATACGAATTGATTATTGTCGATGATGGTTCAACCGATGGTTCTCTTGAAATTGCCCAAAGATATATTTCTAAAGAGATTTATCGAATGCCAGTTAAAGTTATTTCACAAGTAAATAAGGGGTTGGCTTCTGCTCGAAACACAGGCATCATGAATTCTATCGGTGGTTACATTTTGTTTTTAGATGCCGATGATATTTTAATGGAAAATGCCCTATGCGTTATCCAAAGATATATTAACGATTATGGGACGGATATTGTCGCACCATCCTTTAAATGTTTTGGTGGAAGTAACGAATCGGTTGTTTTAAAACCTAATCCAACGATTGAAGATCAGAAAGTCGCTAACCATATTGGCTATTGTGCCGCAGTTAAACGGTCGGTTTTATTAGAGTGTGGAGGATACAGCCCAAAGATGACATGGGGATTTGAGGATTATCATTTGTGGTTTGATTTGCTTGGTAGGGGTAAAACAATTGTCACTATTCCAATATCTTTATGGTTTTATCGAGTGAAAGAAAATTCAATGATTCATGTAGCCAACGCTCATAAGGAGGAGTTAATGACTCAAATTAAGAAGGATTTTCCCAAAATTTATGCTTAGATTTTCCATTGCTATTCCCACGCACGATATGAAAAATAAAGCCGTTTTTCTTCGGCGTAGTTTGGATGCAATTAAGTATCAGCAATTTAAGGATTTTGAAGTAGTGATAACTGATGATTCACGCGATGATGCGCTGGAAAAAATCTGTTGGGAATATAATCTAAAAATCAACTACTCTCGCAATGATTCTGTTCTGGGTATGGCTGGGAATTCCAACCAGGCGATTAAAAAATCTCAAGGGGAGTTAGTTAAAATTCTTTATCTTGATGATTATCTGTTGGGTAATGACGCTTTGTGGGAGATAAACAAGAAGTTCAGGAAAGATAGTTATTGGTTGGTGACTGGTTGTGCCCATACTGTAGATGGAGAAGAATTATTTAATCCTTATTACGCCAGCTTTAACGATAAAATTTATACTGGTAATAATACTATCGGTTCTCCCTCGGTATTGACAATTAGAAATGATGAGTCATTACCATTTGACGAAACTTTAACTTGGTTACTCGACTGTGACCTCTATATGCGTTACTACAAAAAATACGGAAGACCGGTAATTCTTGATAGTCTGGGTGTTGTGATTTATCAAGGTGATCATCAAGTTACTAACATTTTATCTGATGAAATTAAAATTAGAGAACAAGATTATTTATTAAATAAATATCAATGAAAAAAGTTTTACTCACAGGGGCTTCAGGATTCTTTGGATCGCATTTGTTAAGACACTTGTTACTTAATACTGGCTGGGAGTTTATTTGTATTTGTTCGTGGCGACATAAGGGAACACCCGAAAGAGTTAGAAACGCCTTGGCCGGTGGGTATGATCCTAGGGTGAAAATAATTACTCATGATCTGATTTCACCTTTGACCGAAAGGACTAAAAAAGAATTAGGCCCTATAGATTATATTTTAAATATTGCTTCGGATTCTCATGTTAATCGTTCGATTCAAGAACCAGTAACTTTGATTCAGAATAATGTCTGGTTGGTTTTGAATATGCTTGAGTTGGCACGAGAGTTGAAACCGAAATTGTTTTTACAATTTAGTACCGATGAAGTTTTTGGCGTAGCCCCTGAAGGAGTGAATTACAAAGAATGGTCTAGTATCGTGCCATCTAATCCTTACAGTGCCAGTAAGGCGGCACAAGAAGCGATTGCAGTTGCCTATTGGCGGACTTATGGTGTGCCGGTAATCATTACCAATACGATGAATCTTATCGGCCAGACGCAGGATTCCGAAAAATATGTCGCCCAATTGATAAGGAAAATAAATAATGGTGAGCAAGTAACTATTCACGGAAAACATAACGGTATTGGTTCTAGATTCTACATTCACGCTCGCAACGCGGCTGATGCTTTACTTTTTATCATTACAAGATTACCGCCGAAGATTTATAAGGAAGATGAAATAACGAAACCTGATCGTTATAACGTGGTGGGCGAGATTGAGTTGAATAATCTTGATCTAGCAAAAATGGTGGCGGAAATAATTGGCAAGCCGTTGGATTATAAATTAGTTGACTTTCCGAAAGATCGGCCGGGCCACGACAAGCGTTACTCATTGGACGGTTCCAAGCTGGCGGCTTTGGGTTGGCGGCCACCGCATGATTTTGATATTTCACTGCGTCGAACAGTGGAATGGACGTTAGCTCATCAAAATTGGCTTTAGATATGTTTAGATTTTTTATGTTCACTATTTTCAACCCTCTTAATAAAATTGCAGTTAGCACAAAGAAGTTGGTATTTAATTTTTGCTTCTTCGGGAAAGTTTTTAACAAAAGAGTATCTAGAGTCTATATTTCCAAGTCGTCTTTCTCCGTTTCGTCCATGAGTATGATCCATCTGCAAAGCTCGAATATCCCTAAAACCACAATGAACACATTTACCACCAAAAAAGTTAATAACAAATTGCAACCTACTTATTCTTATCTCTTTTTGTCTTTTGGATATTTTCTCTCTATTTTTAGGATAGTAGGTTTTAAAATATTCTCGCATGTAGGCAGAATGTTTGGTTCTCTGAGCCAGAACCTTATCAGGATTATTCCTTCTCCATTGTCTTTTCCAAAGTCTATGATGTTCTTTTTTATCCATAATGGACATTATAACATCAATAGGTATACAATAAAACAATGGCTATGAAAATAGAAAAAATAAATTCAGATAATCGTGGAGATATTTACGGTTATAAGATTGGTAACCGTCAGCATATCATTGTTACTTTCAATGAAGAGGGTATCGCCCGTGGCGGTCATTATCATAAAACTAATCAGTGGCATATCTGTTTAGCTGGTAAATTAAACGTAAAAATTAGAGATGTGGTGAATGAGATTGAGACTGAAAGAATTATGATTGAAAGTAATTCGATTTTAATTCCGGCTGGCTTTGCCCATCTTTTTATCGCCGAAGAACCTTCAGTCTTAGCCGAAAGCCGGATCGGAGATTATGAAGCGACTGATTATGAACCTTATCGTAAATTGGCTAGACCAAAATGAAAAGAATCAATTTGCTTGAGCCGACAATGGATGACCAAACCAAGAAAGAACTTCTGACGGTAATTGATAGTGGTTGGTGGATTAATGGAGATAAAACTAAGGAATTTGAGGAAAAGTTTGCTGAATATGTCGGGGCAAAATATGCCGTGGCTTGTAACTCTGCGACTTCGGCTTTAGATTTGTGTTTGAAGGTTTACGATATTAAAGGTGGTGAGTTAATTACCCCGGCTTTTACCTTTGTCTCGGACGCGATTGTCGGCGAATGGAACGGAATGGAGGTTATTTTTGCCGATATTGACCCAATTACCTATTGTATAGACCCTGGAAGCGTCGAAATTACCCCTAAAACGAAAGCAATCATCGCTGTTGACTCTCATGGCAGGTTGGCCGATATACAGGCCTTAAAACGCAAATTTGATGGTCTAGTAATCGAAGACGCGGCACATGCTTGTTACACCCCAGGGGCGGGTAAATACGCTGATATAACTGTTTGGAGTTTTCAAGGAGTTAAAACTTTGCCGGTTGGTGATGGCGGAATGATTACGACAAACGATGAAAGTATCTATAAAAAACTTCGCTCTCTTTACTGGTTGGGGGTGGAAAAAATGACTTATGAACGAGTCAATGAGGGCGTTTACACTTGGGATTATGATATTAAGACTTCCGGTATTAAGGCTTACATGATTGATTTGACGGCGGTGATCGGATTGGGGCAACTACGGCGACTTGAAACGACAAATGAGAGACGGCGATATATTGAAAGAAGATACAATTTAGCCTTTGGTGGCCACAATTGGTTTGAGACGCCTACGCCCTCACATACTGTTCAATATTATACGCCGAAGTTTCAAAACCGAGATGGGCTGGCGACTCATTTAGCCCAGAACGGCATTCATACTTCGGTGCATTTCAAACCGTTAAGCGAGATGACTTATTGGAAAAAAGCCAAGAAAAATCCTTTACCAGTAACTGACGAGATTTGGCCCAAACTTCTTTCTTTACCGGTGCATTCGGCATTGACAGACGAACAGCAGAATTTTATTATCCAAAAAGTTAAATCCTTTTATGCCTAAAGTTTTGATCACTGGCGTAGCGGGATTAATTGGTTCTCATTTTTCAGCTTATTTAGCTGATAAGGGTTATCAAGTTTTTGGCGTTGATGATCTTTCAGGTGGTTATCGAGATTTTATTCCGTCAATGATAACTTTTTATGAATTAGACTTGAGTGATCGAGATGAGCTGGCAAAATTATTTATTGATGTTAAACCCGACTATGTTTACCATTTTGCCGCTTACGCCGCCGAAGGGCTTTCTCCTTTTATCCGAAATTTTAACTATCAGAATAATTTAGTTTGTTCCATTAATGTTATAAACGAGTGTATAAAAAATAGCATAAAGAAGATTATATTTACTTCATCCATGGCGGTATATGGAATCGGCAACCCGCCTTTTACTGAAGAACAAATTCCTCATCCTGAAGACCCTTATGGTATTTCAAAATATGCCGTGGAAATGGATTTACGCCAAGCGAAAAGCCAATTTGGCCTAGACTATATAATTTTTCGCCCCCATAATGTTATAGGCATTTATCAAAATATCTGGGATAAATATAGGAATGTGATCGGGATTTGGATTAGAAATGTCCTAGTTGGAAAATCAATTGTGATTTTTGGTGATGGCGAACAAAAGCGGGCTTTTTCGGATATCAAATTTTGTTTGCCAACCATGGAAAAAGTAATGACCCAATTTTCCGGCGAGATATTTAATTTGGGATCGGATAAGGAGTATACGCTTAATGAAGCGGCCCAAATAATGCAAGCAGTGTCTAAAGAGTTTGGTTATTCTCCGGCCATAGAACATTTAGAAGCCAGACAAGAAGTAAAAAACGCCTATTGTAGTCATGAGAAAGCTAAAAAATTACTTGATTTTAGGGATGAAACTATTTTGATGGAAACTGTGAGAGAAATGTTTACTTGGGCGATAAAACAACCTCCGAGGGAAGTTAAAGAAATGAACTATGAGATAGACAAGGGAATGTATCGTTATTGGAAATAAAATGAGAATTGATTTAACTACACTTTTTGCAATGCCACGGATGAGTCGAATAGCGTTTAGTGATCACAATAGTGTTAAAGGATTATATTCTTTGGTGAAGCAATTTTACAAACCTCATTTTAAGATGGTCGAGGTTGGTTCCCTAGAAGGTATTTCGACATTATTGTTTGCTGGTTGCGTGGAAACAGTTTATAGCGTTGATTGTTATGATTATAAAGTTCCATCAGAAGGAAGGATAGCAGAACATGACCAGATGTTTATAGAAGCAGAAAGAATGTTTATTGCTCGAACCAAAGATGTCCCCAATATAGTTAAAATTAAAAAAACAAGTGTGGAAGCGGCTAAAGATTTTCCTGATGGGTCATTAGACGCTGTTTATATTGATGCTGAACATGATGAGGACAGTGTTAGAATGGATATTAGAACCTGGAGACCAAAAATAAAACCAGGTGGAATTTTATCAGGGCACGATTACGTTTTACCTTTTATAAATAAGATTTTAACGGAAGAAGAGGGATTATTAAATATAACAGTTGCCCCTGATAGTTCTTGGTGTGTTCCAATTCCAACTATAGATTTAGTGGCTGTGGCTTGCACAAAAGTTCCAGAAACCATTGAGGTAATGAAAAGAAGTCATACCCAGTTTAATTTTTCTCGGTCGATGCTATTCACCCATGAAGATGTTAAGGCGGACGGCATTCAGGTAATTAAAATAGATAAGTTAGACTACAGGCAATACAATGAATTTGTCGCGATGAAATTATGGCAATTTATTGGTTCGGATTATGTATTATTGGTTCAGAATGATGGATATATTACTGATTCGTCTCGATGGACTAATGAGTTTTTGAAATATGATTATATTGGTGCTCCGTGGCCCCCTAAAACGTATTTTACCAAAGATGGAATAGAGGTGAGAGTTGGTAATGGTGGGTTTTCGTTTAGAAGCAGAAGATTGTTAAGAGCGCCGATTGTTTTAGGATTGGAATTTACTGATATGGGTACCGGTTTTTGGCATGAAGATGGTGCACTTTGTGTGCATTGGAGAGATATTTTGGAGAACTATGGGATAAAATACGCTCCTCTTGATGTGGCCATGAGATTTTCAAGGGAGTTACCTATTCCTGAACGTGTTGATAACAATACATTTGGCTTCCATAAGTATTTATGATTTGCGGTATTTTTCATCAAGGTTCAGGATTGGGCAATCAGCTCCATCGCTATATAGCGACTAGAGTTAGGGCGACTGATTTGGGAGTAGATTGGGGCATGTTTTATCAAGAAGATGGTTCTGGTAAAGAGCATGGATTCAAAGGAAAGTCGTTCATTAACTTTGATGAGAGTAGGTTGTTAAGTCTAGCCGATATAATGCCTTACCAAGGTAGGTTTTGGGCAGAGAAAAAGGTGGTAGAAAATGCCGTGGATGTTAGAAGTTACGATCCTGAATTTAAGTTTATAGAAGACGATACTTTAATAGATGGCGAGTTCCAAGACGAGAGATATTGGGAACACCGAGAAAAAGAAATAGACGAGTGGCTTAAAGTAGAACCTTTAGAAATGCCGGATGATTTATGCGTTATTGGCTTTAGGGGCGGTGAGTTCTCTGTTTATCCTGACTTATTTCTTACAAAAGATTATTGGGACGAGGGAATTAAAATGATGCGAGGAATAAACCCTAATATGAGATTTCAAGTCCATACAGACGATAGGCCATTAGCCAAGCGGTTCTTCCCTGATTTTGAGGTAATTCACGATATAGGAATAAACTGGAGAAGCTGTCGCTATGCTAAGTACGCGATTATAGCTAATTCCTCATTCTTTATTTTACCGAGGTGGCTAAACAAAGGACTGACTGTGGCGCCAAGATTTTGGGGCCGTAGGAACACAAAGGTCTGGTCACTCCCGCAGAATTTTTATCGCCGCTTTTTTTATGTATGAAAATGATGCCCGCAATTTTGGTAAACTACAATTATACTCCCGCTTGGCTTAAAGATTATGATTTTGATTATTTAGTCTATGACCGGAGTGATGTGGGGGAACATTGGTTAGATGATTTCCCTAAGGAACGGATAATTAAGACTACCAACGTGGGTAACGTGGATTATGATAAACTTTCTTATCTGGTGGATAATTATTTTAATTTGCCGGAAGTTTTCCTTTGGGGAAAAACAAATTTATTCAAGTATATAACCGAAAAAGAATTCGAGATGGTGAAAAACAACAAAACTTTTACTCCACTTCTAACTCAAAATCATAAAATTTACTCCGATATGTACGGCGCGGTAAACTATTACAAAGGTGGAATTTATCACGAGCGGAACGATTCTTGGTTTTTGAATTCTCATTTGCCTAAATATATCGAATCGTGGAATGATTGGGCTGATATTTTTCATTTAGATAAACCAGCGTATATCCCTTTTGCTCCAGGCGGAAACTACATCTTGACCAAAGAGACGGTTCACAAGTACGCTCGCGATTACTATGATCACATGAGAAGTTTTTTGCCTTATAAGCAATTGCCAGGTGAGGCCCAGTGTGCCGAGCGGAGTTATTACCTTATGTGGCAATGCTAAACATGAATAAAATTATCGATTGCATGAGTTATAATGGCGAACAGGATTTACTAGAAATCCACTTGAATGTCTTGAACGATTATGTGGATCAGTTTATAATTGTAGAAGCTCCAACCACTTTTAGTGGCCGAGTTAAGCCTTTATACTATGAACAACAGAAAGAAAGATTTAAGCAATTTTGGCCGAAAATAAAATACTTTGTGATAGATGAGAACTATTCACCAGAAGAAGTCGCTCTGGCCGAGGGTTCACCTAACACTAAAGGTGCCACCCACTGGAAGCACGAATTTTTGCAGAAAGAAAACATCAAGAAAGCCCTCACTCATCTAAAAGATGATGATACTTGTTTCATTGGGGATGTAGATGAGATATGGAATCCGATGGTTGAATTCGTAATTAAACCAAGCAAAATACTATTGAAAGTTTATAGTTATTATCTAAACAATCGTTCGAGTGAGATATTTAGAGGAACTTTTATCGGATCTTACAAGAATGTTAAGAATAAATGTTTGAATCACCTTAGAAGTAATACTGAATTGACCCAGGTTGGCGGTTGGCACTTTACCTCAATGGGTGGCTATGAAGAAGTGAAGAGAAAACTGGATGACTCTTACACTAAAGAGAGTTACAATACAGACTGGGTGCAGGAACATTTACAGGAAAATATCGAGCAAAATAAAGATTTTCTCGGACGAGATTTTGGATATAAAATTGACGAAAGTGATTGGCCGCAGTGGTTAAAAGATAATAAAGAAAAATATCAACATCTTTGTCTTTAAGAGCTTGACAAATGAATTATTTTTGGTAGTATAGGACTATGACAAAACCGCTAAAAAACTACCAAAAAAAGGATCAAGAATACTACCGTTGTCCTTGTATGACATGCGGGAGAGTTGGTAATGATATTGACTTCTTATTGAAAACTTGTCCTAATAGACAGGTATCTAATGCGAGCTAACGACAAAGCGGTAAAGTTGTGATATACTGTAGGGAATAATCAGGGATATGCCGTATAAACAACCACCAGTGGACAAACAATTTAAGAAAGGTGTATCAGGCAACCCGAAAGGAAAGGTGGCTGGAACTTTATCAATGACCACCAAGATCAGAGAGTTCCTAATGACCACCGCCAGTGATGGTGAGACTTACGCGGATAAACTAAGAAAAGCCACTGTGTTAAGAGCCATAACCAAGTCGGATGTATTAGTCAAGGAAATACTAGACCGAATGGACGGCAAAGTGGTGCAACCGACTGATCTTGGTGAAATTATTAGTAAAGTAATTAGTATAGACGAATAAATATGCCATTAACGAAAAAAGGTAAAAAAATAATGTCAGGGATGAAAAAGCAATATGGCCCTAGAGCGAAAAAAGTATTTTATGCCAGTCGTAACGCCGGAAAAATCAAAGGAGTCGACGGAGGAAAAGCTTAAATTTTCTGAATTATCGCATTTTCTTCCTAAACAGTTGGAAGCTCAACTGGCGTCTAAGAGATTTAAATTTGTTTTGTACGGAGGTAGTTTGGGTTCAGGCAAAAGTCATTGGTTAAGGTGGATGATGGTATATTGGTTGATAAAGTTCTTTTCTAAATATAAAAAAAGAGGAATAAGAGCCGGTTTGTTTTGTGAAGATTACGTGTCACTGAATGATCGACACCTCACCAAGATAAAGTTTGAATTTCCAACGTGGTTGGGGAGATTTAATGAAGCTAAACACGAATTTACTTTGGCATCGGAATATGGAAACGGGATTATTGCCTTTAGAAATCTAGATGATCCCGAAAAGTATTTGTCTGTAGAATTCGCGGCGATGGGAGTAGATGAGATAAACCGTAATCCAGTTACCACTTTTCGTGAATTACGCAAACGCTTGCGTTGGGAAGGAATACCCGATGTCAGATTTTTGGCCGCTTGCAATCCAATCGGCGAAGCGTGGGTAAAAAATATATGGGTGAAAAGATTGTTTCCACCGGAAGAAAAAGAACAATACGAATTTGTTTACGTGCCAGCGTTGCCAACTGATAATCCTTATTTACCGCAGGAGTATTATAAGTCTCTTGAATCTTTACCCGAAGTTCAACGTCGAGCGTATTTAGAGGGTAACTGGGATGCCTTTGATGAGGGAGTGGATGAAAAAGGTTATACTAGGTTGTTAACGGATAGAGAACTACAATCTTGTTTAGTCCAGCAAGGGCAACACTCTGGCTACATAATTTTAGGAATTGATCCAGCCGCGGGTGGGGATAACTCAGCGATGGTACTTAAAAGCGGAAATCTCCAAGAGATTGTTTTTAATCAAAAAATGGCCGATACTATGGACTTAGTGGGGGTAGCGATGGATAAACACAGGGATTATAAAGCCGATCTGATTGTGATTGACAAAACCGGAATTGGTCAGGGTGTGTATGATAGACTTAAAGAGCTTGGTTATTCTGTCCGTGGAGTTTCCTTTGGTGAAAGATCAGAAGAGGATATGTTCTCTAATCTAAAAGCGGAATGGCACTGGCGTGAGCGTAAATGGGTGTTATCCGGCGGTCGACTTCTGGCTAATTATGGGTGGAACGAATTTGAGAATGTTAAATACAAAAATCGGGATGGTAAAATTATTATTCAGCCCAAGGAGGAACTTTTAAGGGGGGGGATTATGTCGCCTAATTGCGTGGACGCGGCGGTATTGACCATGTCCATCAGCGATACCGCCTTGCAGACCGATAAGCAGATAAAGACACGTGGTGGCCAGTTTTACGATTGGACGATGGATACTTGGCAAGATAAAAATGTCTAAGAAAAAGAAAGAGGGAAAAATTTTAAATAGAAAGACTGAAAAGCCGGTGGACTTGACGGTCAACGACCAATGGGAGGTAAAGACTCTTGCCGCCGAGTCTAATGTTAAATTGGAAGATGATACTGGTGATGGAGTTGCTGTAACTCTCCGGCATTTCTATTTTAGACCTAACCCCGAATCGTTTAAAACAAAAACGCCAACAGCGCAGGAACTCTTTAATTCTCATATCAAACAAATTGAGGTACAATTATGGCAAGACGGTTGGAAGATTTATTCTGAAACAAGTCCGCGTCTGATGATGGCAAAAAATCGGTCGCATTATGTGATCGTCGTGCCGGCGACCCCCGCCCGAGGCCAGCTTCTTACTTCAAAGCCCAAAACTCTAACCGAACTTATTTCAAATGACACCGCAATACATAGCTGATAAATACGAGGAAAGTTTTAGTTTTCTTCAGGCCAAAAAGAAACGGCAATCTCAACAACTCGCACTGTTAAGCAATATAAGGCGTGGAGATCAATATATTTCCTCAACGTTGCTTTTAACATTGTTTAATCGAGTTTTATCAGCTCTCTATGATGATAAACTCCAAGTTAAGTTTTTACCATCTCAAGGGATTGCGCAGGAACAAATAAATTCTTACAACCTCTTGGCTCAATCCGATTATTTAGAAATGGGTAAAGCGAAACTCGATTACGATTGGTGCTGGGATACGCTGTTCTTTGGTCGTGGGTATGTAGAGACATTACGTTTTGACAAGAAACGAAAAATTATGCAACCACACGTAATCAATCCATTAGTGTTTGGTTACGATCCGTATTTCGATGATCCTCAAAAGTGGCGGTATTATTGGAAATGGATAACAAAAGACAAATGGGAAATTGAGGCACTAATCAAGGCTAAAGTTTTAAAGGGAATTAACAAGGCAACCGATTTGCCGGGTGGAGTTGATCCTTATTTGTGGATGTACAAAACTCGTGTCGATCAAGCACGAGACGGCGTTGAGCCACCACAGGAACCAGCGGATGATGATGTCTATCAGATCCTTGAGTTCTTCGGTTATAATGATAAAGGTAAAAGGTCTATTTACTGGACAGATAAGCATAGCGCTAAAATAATTTTCGAACAGGAACTTGATTTAGATGATGGAGAAAAAATTGTTGCTCCTAATGGTGAAATAATTGATACCGGTTCTAGATGGCCAATTGTGGTTAAAGAGGCTTTCCGTGAACCGCACTCATCAGTGCCTTTTTCCGTAGCAGATTTATTGGAAGATAAACATCGAGCTAAAAGTGTATTGCTGAATCTTGCCTATGTTGCCGCTAAGGATCAAGCTAATCCTCTTTATTGGTATGATCCTGATCGGGTGAAAGACATTGCTCAATTTTTCTCACGACAGATTAACCAGCATATTCCAGTTATGGGGGACGGTAACTTGGCGATGGGGCCAATTCAAAAGGCGTCCTCAATGTCACCGGACTTGATTAACTTTATCCAGTCTTTGACTCAAGAAGCTAACGAGCCGGTCGGAACAGGGACAGCTCTACAACCGGATAAAGGGGCACGGGAAACAGCGACCGAAGTGGCAATTGAGCAACAGTTGAATGATTTAGCTCAATCATTACAAAGTAAAGTGTTACAATTCGGTGAGGCGGAGTTTTGGTCTCACTGGTTCCATCGTTATGCTAGACATAGCAAAGAACTAAAAGAGAAAATGGCTAATGTTGTCGGCGTTAGAGGTGTAGATTCTAAGATGGTTAATCTTGAAGATTTCAATACTGACTTCCCGCCTGGCGTAATGGTTTATTCAGCGAAAGAGGCGGAATACAAGGATTTAGTAAAACGTCGAGATTTTATGCAACTTTATCCACAACTTGTGACTACACTCGAACCTAATGGTATGCGAAACTTTAATAAGCATGTTTTCTTTCCCCTTTTCCTGCAAGATCCATCGTTAGTTGATGTTATACTTCCCAAGACAATTGATGAGATGAAAGCCGATCAGGAAAATGAGGAGTTAAAGAAGAACTCAATGCCTGACGTGTCAGAAACTGATGACCACGAAACGCATATTTATATCCATCAATCAGTAACGCCAAAAACTTGGGCCGCGTGGGTGCATATATTTGCTCACGAAAACCTTTTGGCAGAACAGAAGCGGGCCGTAATGGCGCAACAAACAATGATGGGGTCAGAAATTCCTGGGCAGATTGACGTTGGAGCCGAAAGACGATCGCCTCTCGCGTCCGCCAGCCCATTAAAAACAGAAATTAAAAATAATAATCAAAAATGAGTTACGCAAAACAATTGCCAGTAGACAGGAATAGAAACGCGATGCAAGAATTCCCAACTCCTTTCACCGCGTTGGCCACTAATGTGGGGGTGCCGACGGCTTCCTCCGTGATTACCTTTGACGACAATACTACCAGTTTGGAGGTAGCGGCGATTGGTGGTCAAGGAGCAGTTCTCAAATGGGGGTCAGCGAGTGTAATTAGTGCCGCCGGCACAGCCAATTTTGACCATCACGTGCCGGCGGGTGCATTGAGGAGATTTGTGGTTCCAGTTAACACTGGGGCAGTTTCAAGTATAGTAGGTCTTAATAAACAATTAGGTCTATACAACACTTGCGCGGTAAAGGTTCATATTAGTTCCGCTAGTGTTATGACAACCCAATACTAAATATGTTAAGGAAAAAAACAAAATCAGTTAACACGAAGGGAAATTATGGTGGGGGTAAAGAAGAAAAAGTGGTGTATACTGGTGATGATGTTCCGTCTGAACCCATAGCTACCCCCAATATTGCAACTTTTAAAAAAATCGCAGAAATTACTAATTCTTATGATCGAGCTGATATTTGCGAATTAAGAGAAAAAATCAATGAAATCATTAAAAGAATCAATGCATAAAATGAAAGGGGGAAAGATGATGAGCGATAAGAAAATGGTAAAAGTGATGAAAAAAGTTGGAAAAAATGGAATCGCAAAAAATTATAGCCGAAAATAAATTAGTGGAACAAGGGAGAGCCATTGCCCGAGGTTTGGATGAAATCCAAACCCAAAAGCAGAGAAATATGGCAAAGGAGGCCAAGCGTTCAAAAACCATGCTACGCAATGCCGCCGAAAAAGAAATGTTTAATTAGGTCGAATTACAAATTAAGTTAATAATCAAATGGCAATCAGATTACCTTTAAGAACAGTTCTTGATGTAAACAATGATACGATAAACGCCACTGGCCCAGCTTCAACTGCTGGCGGGGTGGCTAACACTTTTACTATTCCCCAAGATACGGATAATGTCGTGGTTAAATTGACCGCTTCCGTTCTTGGCGGTGGTGTGTCAGCAGTATTTCAGACCTCTGATGATGGTGGGACGACTTACTATGATGTCGCCAGGACGAGCATCGTTTCTAACGCTAACAATACGACAGCCGAATGGTTATCTATTCCTGTGACCGGTATGGGGATAAGAGCAACCTACGGGGTAGCATCTGTCGGCACTGGAACGGCTGTCAGTGTATTGAGCACTACCGGTACGGCAGCCGCTTCAACGTTGGCTCAAAAAGAGTTTAACGGTTTACCCATTCTCGGCCCGCAAAATCGTATTTTCCTGCGTTACACCGCCGCCGTCACTAGCATTCTCAACGAGCGAGTTCAGGTCAAAGTTAATAGTCAGTCGGCAACGGCTTAAATGAACGATGAATCACCCAATGAATTACTTGGCCAAAAAGTCAAAGAAAAAAGGCCGGAAATCGAAGAGGAGCAAATTAGGTTAACGAGGATTATTGGAGCGATCGATGGTCTTTTACAGAATAGAGACTGGCAGACGTTTCAGGAGTTACATTTTGATAGAGAAGAAAAACGAGTCAATCGTTTACTCCTTTTAGAAGCTCGCAAAGATATAAATGAAAAAGAAATTTATCGCTTGCAGGGTGAGTGGAAATGGGCTAGACGTTATTCTGATTTGGTCACGTTTGCAAGGTTCCTTAAAAACCAGTTAGATAAAATAAAACAAGATGAATAAACAAACTGCTTCGGGGACTGCGCCCAATGTTGCGCAGATACCGGACTCGGGTTTACCGAGAAATATGAGACTTGAACGACAGGGAGCAGAAACCGTGCCATATTCACGTCGTTTTCCCGCAATTCGGGGGGGGCAATGTGAATTCTGTGGGGTTGTTGATCCAAAAATGCCCGGGCACTTACAATACAAACTCTGCTCTCATTATCGGGGAATGGACTTAAGATGTGTTTATTGCCCACGAGAAAAAGACCCGGAGGAAGTAATACGAATGTCAGTGCTTAACGTGGCAGAACATCCCTATCAGCCGGGAGTATTGGTAGCATGGTGTAATACAACCGAATGTTCAACTAAACATTTGGAACGGTTCAAGGTTTCCTTATAACTCCGCGGTAATCGTGTCAATTACCAATTATTCTCCACGTAGGGTTCGCCGTCTACGGGATTGTACAGGCAGATAATTTATGAGTGAAAACGAAGAATTAGATCTTGATCTCGATAATCAAGATGAAGCATTAAAAACTAAGAATAGATTTCAACAGCTCTCTGACAAAGTTAAGTCAACGGCCAAAGAAAAAGACGATGCTCTCGCTAAGGTAAAAACGGAAGAGGAAAATCGTCTTAAGGCCGAAAAAGAAAGAGATTTCTTCCGAGATTTCTCCAAACTATCGTCGCAATATCCAAACGCAACTGCTTTCCAGGATAAAATTCTTGAAAAAGTTAACGCGGGATATTCAGCCGAGGACGCGACTCTAGCAATTCTGGCTAAAGAGGGAAAACTGCAGGCACCAATTGCGCCATCCGCACCACTACCAGATAATGTCGCTGGAGGTTCCGCCAGTACGGCGATTACCGAACAATCTGATAAGGGTTTAGGTGAGATGACGGTAGACGAAAAGCGCGATGCTTTAGTAAAAATGGAGAAAGAGGGAATCAATATTTTGAGTAAAAATTAACTTGTCATTGAGCCATTAAAAAAATGGCAACTACAACTAGAGGTACAGGTTGGGGTGGTGCGAGCACAAACACATCAGCTCTCCTGACTTCATATATCACGGACATCGTGAGAGTGTTGGAGCCGGATTTGCAATACGCCCGTCTTGGCAAACGCAAGGATGTGCCAAGAGGCTTTGATCGTTTGCTCTTTCCTCAACCTAACCAGTTACCGGTCTTGGCTCGTTCGTCAAGCACTGGCCAAATTGGCGCACCAAGTATCATTATTGGTTCGGTTTGGGGCGCGGGAGCTTCGATTTTAGGCGGTGAAGCTTCCGACGCTCGTGGCTGGCCGATGTCTTCAACTGTTGGTGTCGCTCCTATCACGGAGGGAACCAATCCAACATCAGTCACTTGGGGTTCGACTTCCTATAGTTCTGGCCCCGCACAATACGGTATTCTTGTGGCCGTATCTGATCTTTTGGTTAGAAATTCCGCGATCGAGGTAATTGACAATGCCTCGGCGGAAGTGCGTAACGCTTTGGCTCGTTTGGTGGATTCAGCCATTCAATACGTGGTCAATGCTGGTTCTAACGGCGTAATCTACGCTGGCGGTAAAACTGCCCGGGCCAACTTGGCGGCGGGCGATCTCCTTACTCAAGCTGACGCTAACCGAGCGGTAATGCTCTTACGAGCTTCTAACGCTGCTGGTTTAACGCCGTTTGAGGGAGGATATTACGCTGGTCTGATTCATCCAACCGCTATGTATGACATGATGACTTCTACCGCGACTGGATCGTGGGTAGATGTCGGTCGTTACACTAATGTTGGTGATTTAAGAGAAGGTAAAATGCGAGACTTTCGTGGTGTGCGTTATTTGGAAACCGCTTGGCAGAATTACTTTAACTCAACCGTGCCGGTTATGCCGACTACGTTCTTGGGTAAAGATTCGTTCGGCTGGGGTTTCTTCCAAGAACCACAGGCGATGCTAGTAAATACACCAGATTCCAATAATCCGCTTAACCTTTACAATTCGATTTCGGGTAAGGTCACTCTGGGTGTGACTCGATTCGAGGATGCTTTAGGTTACGTGAGAATTGTTAGAGCTGAAAGTGCGTTTACCGGCGCGTAATTAGTTTATTTTCTCTGCCCCCACTGTGGGGGGTAGGGCTAAGTAAATTAAAATTAAAATGGCTACACTCGCGAACGTCCTGACATTTTCAAGAGCCCAAGCTACAACCGATAGCAACGGATTGACTGACACTAACGGAATTATTTGGGCGAACGAAGCACTATTGGATTTTCGGCGACGATTAATCGAGGCGGGTGTGGACGCCGCTCAAATTCAAGAGGCGACCATTGATATGACGGCTGATACTGGAACATACCTTTATCCAGTTGACTGCTGGTGGTTAAAGGCAATTGAACTTAACTATAGCGGAAGTGTAGGGCAAGATTATATTCGCGCTCAACAAGTTGATGTCTCTAATTTACCTAATGGAGAATCTTTTGGGTGGTTAAGAACTAACGCTTCTACTGGTCATCCTTATTTCGACGATCGCGGGGACTGGTATGAAATATTCCCGACTCCCACAAGTACCAATACTGCCGGTATTCGTTTATTTTATTACCTTGAACCAACAGAATACGCGGCCACATCTGATACTATTTCTTATCCAGAAAATCTTGATTATCGGGTTTTAGGGTGGCGGATTGCTTCAAGTTATTATTATTCGCTTGGGAAAATAGATGAGGGAAATGCCTTTAACGCCAAATATGAGGAAAGAGTCAAACAGCATATTTCTACTTTAGCTCGTGGCACGCAACAACCTATTCAGGCCGTGACTCAACAGTGGTCTGGATGGGAATTTTGAGTATGGTTACTTACACTAAAATTGCTAAACCAACATCAAGTATCTACACAATAATTAATCCTATTGGTCGAGAACAATATGACCAGCCAACTTTGGAATACGACGATTCTGGAGTCTTTTATGATGGGGTAAATCAGGGAGCTTATACTAAAGTGGCTAAGCCAATTACCAGTGTTTACACTAAAATTGCCAAACCAGTATGAGTAATTTTCCCAGTACTTTATCGAGCTTGACTGACCCGAACGCGACTGACCGGCTTAATTCTCCCTCTCACTCATCCGTTGAGTCAGCCCAGAATGACGGGATTGAAAAGTTGGAGGCTTTTATCGGCACTCTTTCTTCCGTGTCGGGGACTTTAATGTATGACGTCCGGGCGGCCGCGTCTGACGGTGGTGGACATGTTCAAACAGCTAATAAAGGCGGCACCGGTCAGACTTCTTACGCTAAGGGAGATTTATTGGTTGCTCAAAGTTCCAGTGTTTTGAGTAAGTTAACCATTGGCTCAAATAATCAAATCCTAGTGGCCGACTCCACGCAAAATACAGGAGTAAAATGGGGCGCGGCATCCATTCCGACGGTTTCATCTTTTGTAGGGACAGGAACATGGACAAAACCGTCCGTTTTGTCTTACGCGGTTATTGAGGTTGTGGGCGGGGGTGGTGGCGGAGGAGGGGCTAAGTCAACTGGGAATACAGCTACTGCTGGCGGTGGAGCTGGGGGAGGATATGCTAGAGAGATTATTATCGCGTCTCTTTTGGGGACAACTGAAGATGTGACAATTGGGGCTGGAGGGGGTGGAGGGGCTGGGGCAACTCCGGCGGCTGGTAGTACGGGGGGAACCACTGTTTTTGGAGCGAGTTCTCTTTTATCGGCAACCGGCGGAGGTGGTGGTGATCCCGCGGAGAACGCTGGTGCTAGTGGTAATGGTGGAGCCGGCGGGACTGGCAGCGGAGGACAATTAAACACTGTCGGCAACGATGGTGGGAGGGGTTCGGGAACAAATGGTTCACCGGGTGCTGATGGAGGTAGTAGCCATTATGGTGGGGGCGGAAAAGGTAGCAAACATAATACAGGTGGTAATGGTCGAGTCTATGGTGGTGGAGCGGGAGGGGCTTCAGCCGATTCTGGTTCTGGTTCACAGAATGGTGGAACTGGAGCGGCAGGAATTACTATAGTGACAGAATATTATATTTAATGCGTAATCAACTATTTTGCCTACTTTAACTATCAATAATTTCGGTGGACGATTAACCCGTTACGTAAATGGGGATATAAACTCTGGTTTTGCCAAATACGCCACGGCTTTCGGTTATGATCCTTTTTCCAAGCCCGCTAATTTAACTTGGATGGAAACGGCGACCAGAGTAGATAGTGGCGGAACCGTTATCACCGATTTAATCATTGCCGGTAAGGAACGAGTCGAGTCTGGTATTTCTTATGTTTACGCCATCGGACATCTTGGACGTTTGTACAAGATACAGGTGAATGACCCAACAACCTACAATCCGAATTATGATAATCCTGTTCTTTTGGCGACAATTAGTTCTGGTTCGCCGACTTTCACCAGAGGTGGTTCAATGGATTTCTTTGGCGCGACAGAAAGAATATATATCGGACACGATAAAGGCGTAACTAGAATAGATTTTAGCGGAGCAAATGAGACTGTCGTGGGGGTGGCTGGTTCTTGGACACAAACTGTTCCACGACCGTTAAAACAATTTGCTGGTAAGTTATATGCTGGCAACGGCACTAAATTAGCAGAAATTGATTCAACGGCAACAGTGTCAACTTATTCTAAATTATCACCGGAATTTCCCATCAATACCGAAATCAGAGATACTGATACTTCGGTAGACGGTAATTATTTAGAAATGGTTGTATCCCGCTTGGCTTTACCTGATATAACTTCGACAACAGAAGATACGACGTTTCTTTCTAACGCCGAATCGTATATTTTTGGTTGGAATGGAACTGATGCTGGTTACACCTCGTTTGTTTCGTTCCCGTCATTTTCCATCAATGCCAGTCATCTTTTCGGTTCCAGACAATTCACTTTTGGTTATGATCTTGCCGGGGCGACCGTCTTCGCGCCAACTGAAAAAATACTATCACTGCCTTTAGCTCAAGCGCCTTTACCAAACGCGGTGGGATCAAACGGCAATCTCATCGGTTGGGTCACTCCCGAACGTGATCCAGTTTCCGGTGTTCTTAAGAGTTCTTTATTTCTTTTCGGGTCTCTCGATCGTGAGGTAACAGATGGTTGGTGGCGTCAATTTAATTTTGCGGCCACTGACACGGAAACTGATATCGTCCGTATTCCATTTCAGTTACTCGTTTCTAACTTAGTGATTGGCTCATCTTCAAATGGCTACGCGGGAAATGTTGTCGGCAACGGAAAAATGTATTTTTCAACACTAGAAACTTCATCAGCCCCAACAACTGATTACAAATTGTATAAATTCTTTAACATCCCAACGACAACTGGCACAGCTATTGGCGGAGTGTATGAGACTCAAACCCAGCTTTTCTCCAAGAAGAGTCTGGTTAAAGAGGTCAGATTTTATCACGAGCCATTGGTGGCTAATAATGGTTGGCAATGCGATTTAATTGGTTCAGATGGAACTGTTATTACTAATTCAACAAAAACCTTTACTGTCGGTTCAGCACCAGTCACGGCAGGAGATGAAAGAAGTAAGTATAACCCAGCGATCAAACCGGTCTATACTTTGGCGTTAAGAGTTACCAACACTGGAACGAAAAATATGACTTTCAAAAAGGTTGAAATAGACTATCAAGATGTCAATGACTGAAGAACAAATAAAAAAATTAATAGGCGACAAGATTAGGGCGGCAATCAGTTTTACGGCGCACAAAACAACAGATACACCGACGGAAGGGTATGCTCCTGTCAGCAGAAAATTTTTAACCCAAAACGGCATTACCACTTCTCGTCCGACGAGTTCAATTACTGGTTTAATGTTTTTCGATACTACTTTAGGACAACCTGTGTGGTGGGATGGTTCAACTTGGGTGGACGCCACGGGTGGTGCCGCGTGATACAATTAAAATATGCCAAATCCTAACGATCCAAGCAGTTACGTCGGCACGGGAATCCCATATCCACAGGGGGAATTAAGGGAGCAGTCAAATGAAAACCCTTACGCTTTTATGCAATCGGGGATTACTAATTCCCCGGCGTTTGCTGGTTTTGATACGACAATCGGCACCGGTTATGGGAGATTCAAACTAGGAACACAATTAAAAAGACTCGATACCGGCGAGACGGTTACAGTTAGAGACCCCAAAGAAACTTTTAATTTGAATTACATTCAATTACTTGGTGGAGGGGAGCAATCTATGGGGCAAGGTGGAATTTCTGGCGGTGCTTCTGATGGAGTGGATACGTCTCAACCTTCACCCCAAACCGTGTCCCCTACTTTTTACACTGGTGGAGCGCAACCTCTAGCTGGTATTCAGCAGACTCTCGCTCAATTGCAACAATCTAACTTGGGGGCCTTAACTCCACAACAGCGTCAGCAATTAACTGGAACATTGCAAGGTTTTGGCCAAACCCTAGATAGATACCGTCAGACATTTCAGCGCGGCGCTCCACAGGGAGTTAATTTAAATGATGCTGGCGCGGCACGGCAGGCAATTGGTTCGTCTTTGCCACCACAGGCGCAAATTAAAGAGCCAACCCAGATAGATTTAGCGGCCGCGTCGGCTCCGGCTGATCCATTTTTCCAAGAGTTGATGACTACTTGGAGAGAGTATATGTCTCCATCAAATCAAAGGACGTCTTTGACCCAAGAATACAAAAATCTCTTGGCTGAATCCGGTCTGGAGTCATTAGACACCGAGTTATTGAATATGAAGAATGTCATCGAGGGCACGGAAGATGACATTCGTAATGAAGTCACAAAAGCTGGTGGGTTTGCCACCGATAGTCAAGTATTGGCTTTAACCAACGCGCGCAACAAGCAACTAATAAAAAACTACAACACCCTTTTAGATACTCGTAACCAAAAAGCGGATTATGTGAATACTTTGATTGGTTTAGAAGCACAAGACAGGAAAGAACTAGATTCCCGTTTCGATCGGATGATGAATTTCGGCTTTCAGATGGTGGATTATCAAAATCGAATGCAGAATAATGCTCGGGCTAGTTATCAGAAACTTCTTGATAACTTTGGCCCACAGGGTGTGTTAGCCGCTATTGGTAACGACTCTTACGGCTTGGCTTATGCCGAGCAAAGTTTAGGGTTAGGGTCAGGCGGATTGCAGAGATTGGCTAGTTTGCCGCCCGCCCCGCCAACCGAAGAAGAACAACTTGATTTAGAATACAAACGAGTCCAAATTGCTAATCTTTACAGCCAAATTGCTGAAAGAGAAGATAACGGAACGATTATGGTTGATACTGGCGGTAAGGTAGTACTAAAACCCCAAGAAGCATTAAAAATAAATAAAGAGTTAGTAAGCAACGATGCCTACAAAACAATCAGGAAAAGTCAAGATTCCCTCCAGTTTTTGCTTGATTTTGAGGAATCATTTCACAAATATGGTTTACAGTCTCTTCCAGGAAAAAAGAAAGGTGAATTAGCGACGAAATATCAAACAACCCTGCTTAACCTAAAAGAATTCTTTAACCTCGGCGTACTCAATGGCCCCGATTTGGAAGTTTTGGAGGGAATTATGCCCAATCCTACTAAGGCGCCAAAACTTTTCGGCTTTATTCCTCTGTCCAAAAAGCTGTCTGGCGTGAAATCTGCCACCGAAGCTGGTATCCAAACACTAAAACAGAACATTGAAATAACACTTGATGATCGTTACTCTAGTTTGGCTTCCCAATACGGAGACTATTCACCATATAGCCTTAACTCTTTGAGAGATTTGCAAAGAATTTACATTGAGCAAAAAATTGCCCTTAATCCACAGATCAGGCAAATGATCGAAGATAACCCCGACTTCAGCGTTGACGATATTATCTCCATTATTATTCAATAAAATGCTTACCCCACAACAAATTCAGGACTTTAGAAAAAAATACTCCATTGGGGTAGCTAATGCTCCAACTCCAGCGACAGGGGCAACCCCGAAGAAACCCCAAAATGTTTTCCAGCAATTTTTTGGTGGTTTTGCCAGAGGAGCTAAAGAATCTTATCTTGAGGGATCGAGAAAAACCGTTTCTGATATTCAAATTCAGGCCGAAAAAGCTAATCGAGAACCAACCTTACCAGGTCAATTAAAACAATTCGGTCGCGCCGGATTACGAACCGTCGGTAATGTTATAGAAACAGCTTTTGAGGCTCCATTTAGAGGAATTACTGAGGGGCTTTCTGATATTGAATCTATGCAAAGATTCGCTTCAAAGCCAGAAGTCTCGGCAACTTTGGACAAAATCAACGAAGGATTATCTAATATTTTAACTCCTATTGCTGAAAAGTGGCAGGCATTTGCCGAGAAAAATCCTGAACGGGCGGGTGATATTGCTGATTCAGCTAACATTCTACTTACTCTTATGGGAGAAAAACCGGCCCAAAAAGCACTAGAACAATCATTTAAACTTGCTGGTCAAGCTCCTAAGGCAGTTATTGGAGTTACTGGCAAAGCGATAGAAACTGCTGGCACTGGATTAAAAGGCGCCGGAAAAGCCGCTTATGGTTTAACTGTTGTCCCTGAAGAAAGCACTCGTTTGATAATGCAAGCATACGAAGCTCAACGGCCCACTCTATTTGGTCGAATTAAAAACCTTTTGACTCGCGCAGAAACAGAAACCGGTTTGCCACCTATAACTCCCGCCGAAACCGCTGCCCGTTATGGCTTAACTGGCACAGAATGGGGTCTGGGAGTCAAAGCCAAAAGAGCGGCTAATGATTTATGGACGGGAATTGTTGCGCCCAAACTTCAAGCGGTAAAAGGAGAGGTAGGAATGAAAAACTTTTTGTCTTTAGTCAGAAAAGAAGTTTTGAAAGAGACGACTGGTATAAAGAAAAATCAAATGTTGGAAGCGTTTGACGCCTTTGTTGAGCCATATAATAAGGTTGGTAAAATCGGTTTAACTAAACTGCAAGAATATAAGGAGGCCTGGGCGGAGTTTTTGCCGGAATCAGTCTATAAAGGAAAACCTATCGGTGGAGCACTAAAAAGAGTTCAAGATATTGCCACCCGAAAAGCCCGTGAAGTTATTTACAAATATGTTGGTAAAGATGGCAAACAAGCCTACATTGATTATGGTAATCTCAAAAGCATTGAGAAAGCCGGTATAAAATCTATGCACGATCCGGCCACTAGAGGAATCACTAGAAATATCTGGGAGTTTATAATGAATAAAGCGATTACTCCTGTGGCGACAATCGGTGGCAAGATTTTATATCGAACCGGTGAAGGATTGGAATTTATCGGCAGACGCGGAGCTAAAAAAGTCGGAGATATTATAGATCAACAACAAAATAAATAATATGCCCCCGCAAATAGATCAACCCACAGCCATTACCCCGCCAGAGGAACAAACTACTGGCGGGATGACCGCCGACCAAGCGGCGGCGGCTCTGGCTTATGCCACTTATTTATCAGAAAAGATGTTTGGGTTTAATCAAGCCCCGACTGAACCTCAAACCGAGGAAAAACCAGTCGAGGGGACGTTCCAAGAGCCCAAAACTGCACCAGAAACGACAAAAACCCCAGAGTCTGTGGAAGATACTAGGGTCAAAGAAATGGAGACTAAATTAGGCGATTTTGACAAAAAGATACACGAGTTGCGTAAAGAAATAAAAGACGACATTAAAAAAGAAATGGAAGGAATACGGAAGTCTATAAAAGAAGCTTTAAATGCCTAATAAACTTCAAAAACAAAGACTCCGCCGTTTGTTGGCAACCATCAGTCCGGCTGACAAACCGGAACTTTTAGTCGGCGGATTAGAGGATGAAATAAAAGATTTGTCCTCTCGATTGGCGGAAATAAAAGATTATTCTAATGCTATTGCCGAACTTCAATATAATCTCCAATCATTGAGAAACGACATCATTTCTAAAATTGAAAATTTACCCAACAAAGATGCTCTATCGGAAATAAAAAAAAATTATCTTGAACAGTTAATAGAGACGCGGACTAAGCTAAAAACTCTGTCTGGTCGGGTTGATGATGAATTATCTCGACTCAATGATGGTCAGTCTAAAACTGAAAAAGAACTGAAAGATGTCTTAATTGTTTTAGAAAAATGGAAAGATAGTATTTTGTTGATGATTCCTCGTGGTGGAAATATTAACCGCCAGATACGAGTAGATGGGACAGATGTCTTAACTCGATATACCGATGTGAATTTGAAAGCGGGAACTGGAGTTTCTTTAAGTTCCGCAGATGATAACACGAATAAGAGGGTAGATATAACTTTGTCTGCTTCAGGCGGCGCTCCAGTTTTAACCGCAACCGGAACTGTTGATGGAAGCAATGCTACATTTGATTTCAGCGTCGAGCCAAATTTTATCGTAGTAGATGGTAGACCAATGAGAAAAACCAACAGCGATGGAACAGCTAACTGGACAGGAACTACAACTGTTACATTATCAATCGCTCCTAATTTTGATATTTTTGGAGTATGAAATACCTTATTTTTATTTGCTTAATTGTTTTCTTGTCTTTCCCCGTTGTCACTTCGGCTGATTTTGTAGCTGGCTGGTCAGCGACTTCAACTACACAAAGTTGGATCTTCCCGACTAAAATAAATGGAGTTTATCCTACAATAACAATTCCTAATCTAATTTCTACAAGCACGGCAACTTCAATTTTTAACGGCCAAGTAGAAATTGCCAATTTTGCCACTGGGTTTGGTTTAGTGGTTAAAGATGACACGATTGAAATTCAAAATCCTACTCCAACCTTTCAGTTAACCGACACAACCGCCAGTGAGGATGATTTTATTTTACAAAGCAATGCTAGTCAGATTTTTTTAAGCAACCTAGATGACGCTGGTGCGACATATTTTACGGCTGGCGCGACTCACGCCATAACTATCGGTGATACATTAGTCCCCTCGGTTACTGTCACCGCCGTTGGTAACAACATATTAACAATAACCGATGACAGTCTTTTAGTTTCAGGAAATAATCCCTCAAACTCTGAAGTAGAAATTGCTTTAGACGCGAATACCGGCTTCTGGTCTGACGGCGATGATCTTATTTATCTCGTTGTTGGCGGAATAACTTTCGGCCGTTTTTGGGAAACAACAACTGACACGATTGCTTTTAACCCAGTGCAAAACAGTATTAACTTTAGTGTCGGAACTTCGGCCACGACAACGGCTTTTCAAATCAATGACACCGCCGCCACCGAAAATGCCTACTTGGGTTTGCCTTTGATAATTGGCGTTACCTCGACCTCGACCAATTCTGGGGGGTTTAGCTCAACCGGATTAAGCTCTAACGCTGGATTGACCATTTCCGGTGGGTCAATTCTTGATACTTCCACCGCTACTTCGACTTTCTCCGGCGGGATAGTTTCGACCGGCCTGCAATCAACTTTAGGTCTTGAGGTTGATGGACTAATATCTTGTAACACGATAGACACCGACGCTTCGGGAGTCTTTATCTGCGGCACGGACGAGGGCGGAGTCGGAGGGGCAGTGGATTCGGTTTCAAACTCTGACGGTTCTCTCACTATTTCACCGACCACGGGAGCTGTAGTGGCTTCTCTAAACGTTGACCACTCTAATACTTGGACTCAACTGCAAGCGTTTGCTTCGACAACCTCCTCCACGGGTAATCATATAGACGTTGACGCTTCTTTTGACACGATTGCCGGAGTAGATAAAGTGGCGGTTGATATTTTGGCCAGCACCAAAAACTCCCCCGGAGCGGGGAAACTTTACGCCTTGGAATCCCAAACTGGCTTAGGTAACACTATCAATCCGCAAACCGGAATGTTGGCCGCCGTTCACGCTTTGCTGTTTGGCACCAATGTCGCCGCCGACTCGACCGCGACGGATAACGCCGCTCTTTTTGCCGAGGTACAAATGAGTAACACCGGCTCGCAAGTTAATGAAGCCAGCGCGTTACAAATTCGGGAGTATTTTGATAACGGGTTATCTACCGCCGAAATAGACGATTTATACGGAATAAACATTGACCAAATTGACATTGAGGACAGTGCCACTGTCAATTTTTATGGACTGTATATGAGTACTCCGTTAGTTGATGTAACCGGCTCGCTGACGAATTCCTATGGACTCTATATCAACGAACACACCAACGCCACAACCATTAACCGAGAGATATTTTTAGTTGGCGCGGGGGAGATATTTTTCCGAGACGATAATACTCGGATCGGTTCCTCGGGTTCCAACTTACTTAATTTGACGGCCGCCACGACCACCGCCTCTGATGCTTTGGCGGTTGACGGCCAGACGAGATTAAAAACTACCCTTAATGGATTCTTGAAAGCGACCAGTGGTTATGTTCAAACTTCCTCGATAGACATTTCCTCCGACACAAATCTAGCGGCTGGACGTTCCTTGACTCTGTCTGGTGACAGTATCGAAGCCGACAACGAACTTTACAACAAAATGGCAAATGGCGCGATTACTTCCCCAGTGACCGCCGATTCGGGAAAACTTCAGTGGAAATTTGCCACGGCGATTACTTTAACGAGGGTGTCTTGCTCGACTGACACAGGCACGACAACAATTCAATTTGATGAACGGGTGGAAACCACGCCTAACACGGCCGGAACCGATGTTTTATCTACCTCTCTTGATTGTGACAGCGACGCTCAAACGACAACTTCTTTCAGCAACGCGACAATCGCCGCCGACGCTCCTTTGAATATGGATATTGACTCGATTGTTTCAACTCCGGGTGTGGTTAGAATTCATATCGAATATGAGCTGGATGATGTATAAATCAAAAAAAATTACAAAATGACTGAAGAACATAAGAGAAAAATTGGTTTAGCTAATAGTGTTTTGATGAAAAAGAAATGGCAAGACCCTGAATATATAAAATATATGAGTACGGCGCAACGTTATGTTTTAATTGTCATATTAAAACAGATACTTTCGGCCCGGCCCGTGTAAAATATGTCCTCAATGATTAAAAAACTGGCCATTTTACTTTTGATTTTGTTTCCTGTTTCCTCTTTGGGAATGGAACAAGTTTTGATGAGCGGCACGCTTGTCGGCGGCGCGGGAGATTTAAGCACTTCTCAAACCAGAGCAATCGTTATGGGCGGGAGTAATTTTATGGCGTCTGGCGTTTCGGTCTGGTGCAACGTGCCGACGGACGCGATTTTCAAACATTTACAAGTAACTTTAACCACCGCTCCGGGGGCGGGTAAAAGCTGGACGTTTGATGTTAATGTTTCCGGTTTATCGGATTTAGACGACGCTGATTTTTCGGTAACGATTTCCGGCACCGATACTTACGGCGAGGATATGTCGGATAATTTGTTTATTCCGGCCAATCAGCCGGTTCGGGCTTTTGAAGTTGACTTTAGAGCGACGGCTTCAGGCGGCCCGGCAACTACGCCGGTTTACTGGACTTTAGTTTCCCAATCGATGTCTCCTAAAACGAGCTGGTACTGCGGGGCGGTCAACAACGTCAACCTGTCTACAACCTTAACCGAATATCTGACTCTCTCCGGCGAGTCAAGCACGATTTATTCAACCGAACAACGCGCCCAGATGATTGTTCCTTTTAGCGGGACCCTACATAGTTTGTGGGCGGGCAACGGCGCTCCGGCAACCACGACTCCAGCGACGGCTTGGTATGATTTTACGGTTAGAAAAAATGCGGTTGATACTGCTATCACTTGCCGACTGGATAGTATAAATATCCTTGTTGATAACGATTGCGCCGATACTGTTAATACCGTGACCGTCGCGGCCGGAGACCGGATAACTGTCAAATCGGTTCCCTCTGGTGGCCCCGTGACCATTGCGCCGACAGTCTCTCTCGCCATAACGGCCGACACGGACGGACAATACGCTATCCCAACCTCATCAGATAACACTCAAAGCACCGCGACAAACTACCGGCAAGTTTGGTCGGGCCGGTCTAATGTGGGAACGGCGGCGACCGGCATTGACCAAATCACCCGTGGCGGGGTGAGTATTCAAGCCCTTTACGCTTTTACCTCAAACACGCCGGGGGTGTTGAGACACTTTATCTACACCCTGCAAAAAAATGCCGTGGACACGACTTTAACTTGCGACCAAACCGGAGCGGTACAGACTTGCGTTACCACCGGAGCGGATATTTATCTCACGACGTTGGATTTACTTGACACCAAAGTTGCAAGGACGGGATTAGGCGTACCGAATAACACACCCGACATTTCCTATTTAGCCACGGCTTCGACTTCAGCCAAACAAATATGGACAGATCAAAACTAATCATTATTGGTTTAGCGGTTGGGGGATTGGCTATTGGTGGCTTGGCTTTAGGGGCTTTGTTAGCCCCCACTGAAACAAAACTAGCTTGTTTTAAGGTTTCGATGGAAAATTGGGATAGAGACCCCATTTGTGGAGTAGAGAGGGGCTGGTGCGGGGTTTTGAGACAAGCGGCGGTTTACCGATTGGTATCAAGTTTAGACGGCTTGACCGCCAAACTTCCCAGAGGCCGACAGGAAAAGGCAAGTATTAGTAATGACGAGATTTGCTTTGATGGAGAACTGCCTCCGAGGTTGACAACCGTCTTACAGACAGGCGATCCCGTGTTACAATCAGTCAAGGAAATTATTTGCGAAAATTTAACGCGCAAGGATGAGTTATGGAAAAAATGCCAATAAAAAATTATATAATTATTTTTATTTTAGGGGCGATCGTGGCTTTGTTTGGCACCCACGCTTGGGTGGTTTACAAACTGCGGACACAGGTGCGAAATCAACAAGCGGTGATACAGCAAATAGTCAATTTAATTAACACAGCGGGAAAAAATGGCGGACAATAGTGGCAAATGAACGACCAAACAATAGTAAAAATAGCGGTTTTGCAAGAACAAGTTGGCCAATTAAGGAAAGACATTGCAGAAATCAGAGAAAATCATCTCAATCACATTAGCAAAGATTTAACTGCCCTAGCGAACGACTTAGGTGTCGTAAAACAAAAAATCGCCTACTATGCTGGAGGATTGGCCTTGCTTGTAGTGGCATTAGACTTTGTAATCAAATTTATTAAATGAAAATCTACCGTCCCATAAAAACCAACCTAATAACTCAATTTTTTGGTGACAATCGAGCTTGCGTGCCTAAGAATGCCCTAAGCCCAGTCGAGGGGGTTTATGACACTGGTTTATGCCGTGAGGGATTTAGATACCTTTACCCCGCGATTGGTCTTAAAGGACATAATGGCTATGACCTATCGGCGGTCAGAGGAGAACCAGTGTACCATTCTGGAAACTATATCGGCTGGGCTAAAAGTGAAATAGATAATGCCGGAGGTGTTGGTGTAAGGGTCATATCGGACACACCTCAAATTGGAAATAACTACGTTTGTCTTTTATACTGGCATTTGTTGTCCGTTAATGTCTTTGATAAGCAAAAAATACTGCCCGGTCAGTTAATTGGTTACGCCGATTCGACTGGGATGTCTTCTGGCGATCATCTCCATTTTGGACTTAAACGCACGCTATTAACGGGTGAAACAATTGGTAAGGAAAATGGTTATTTTGGCGCAGAGGATTTGGCTCCTTACTGGGAAAACCACTTCATCCTTGACGTTTTGAATATAAAGCGTCAGTATTTAGACTTGTTGATAACTTTCAGACGGTTGCTACTTTTACTCAAAAAAAAGTTGTATAATCAATAGTATGACAAAATATAGTTTCGGTAAGGGTCTTTTCAAGGGCCTAACTGCTGTCATTGTCTTCGCCGCTCCTTTATTTATTTTTCATTTCCCCGAGTGGGCGAACCTGACAGTGGGTGGTCTCTTGGTGATGTTGGTGAATTATATCAAAGTAATCAAGAGCAAAGAGTAGAAAAGATACCCGAGTATTTTGGTTCGATAAAAGAATTTATTGGTTATCAATTCCAGCTTCGCGGGTATGACGGTTATCAGGCCCAAAAAATAGCCTGGTGTGAATCGCGCCATTATCCGACAGCTCAGAATCCTCATTCAAGTGCTAAGGGATTATTCCAGATTATTGATTTGACCTGGACTGATTTTGGCTGTTTGGGTGATCCTCTAAATCCTACTGATAATGTACTTTGCGCACTCAAAATCTATAGAGATGGAACTCAACACTGGAAACAATCAAGTATCTGCTGGAACTCTAATTACGATTAACGAAGCAGAGCAAGTTAAAAAAGATGTTCTGGCGCGCGAAATTAACAGACGACAGAACCTCCGGTTAAAACCTTGTCTTAAATGTGATTGGGTTAAATTACCCACCCAAAAAATGTGCCAATGCGAGATAAAAGTTTCCATAAAAAAACTCCCCGCCTAATAACGGGGAGTTTAGTTTTGAGTTTAAACTAGGTGGTTATTTACGTTCCACTTGAACGCTCTAGTCAGGATTAACCTGCGACTCAAGCATAGCAAATTATGGGTAAAATGTCAATGAAATTAAAGTTATCCACACTATGACGACTTACCCCCTTGACGACATATCACCACCTGTTAATATGGTAGGAGGTCGTTTAATATAATAATAAATTTGTCTCCGGTTTTCTGGGCGGTAGGGCGCTGGCTAGTAAACGGCAGTCTGGTCTCGGCTGGGCTTACCGACAACCCCCGCGTTAAATATCGCAAGATGCCGTCCAGTAAACCGGAGATAAACAATTTATGAAATGGTTTAGAAAGACGATTTATTTGACTTCCAAGCAGGTCAAGAAATTAGAAGGCAAAGCCGGACGCAAGGGGAGCGAGAGCGCCATTATTAGGGATTTAATTGATAAGAATTTATGAACGGCATAATTAACAACTGGAAACTAGACAAGCAACGAGAGAAGTTTTTTAACCGCTTGACCTTTTTGGCCGTGGCAATTCCTTTAATCTATTTTCTTGGACACTTGGTGGTTTCTTTAATTACCTAATATGGACTCATTATCAGATCACTTTTCCCTCGTTGAAATAGGTATAGAACCTTCCCTCGACGACGAAGAAGATAAATTAGATTCCTATGAATGACCCAATTTTAGATTATCAATTAAAGGCGATGGAGTTGATTAACAAAGCAATTTACGCGAAAGATGACGATCACGACTGTCATCTCTCGCCAGAGGACGGTTGCGCCGGTTGTGAAAAACTTTATGGCAAAATATAAATTATCGAGCGTTGAAATTAAAACCTCACAGAGCGGCAAGACCTATAAAACCTGTCTGGCCGTAAACCAAGAAAATCAGGGGGCTTTGACCGCCAGCATTTGGCCTGACAGTGAGATTTACCCTCTAGCGGTTGACGGGGCCGAAGTGGAGGCGGAATTAGCGACTAAAGGAAAATACCATAACCTTGTTGGCAAATTAAACCCACCTAAATTTATGGCCCGAACGGGTATTGCCCAAGCGCAAGAAAGGAAAGCCGGATTTATCAAAGAAGCCCAAGACCGGAAAGAAACAAGTATTGCTTTCTTCAGTAGCACCAATGCCGCCATAAACCTAATCGCTAAGTACGATGTGCCCGCGATGACCAATGACGAAGTTATGGGTTTTATCACTAAATGGCGTAATTGGTTTCTTGATGAACACAAGAAGTACCAAAATCCAGTTAGTGAATGACGGCTGGCAAATCGAGGGGCGATGGGTCAAAACGGAACACGGCAAAGACTACCAGTATTTTTTGGTTGACTCACCCTACAAGAAAGTCCTTTACCGAGTACCCGACCTTAACAAAGAATTTGAGACGAAATAAAGGTATGTTACCGGCAGGAAAATCTGCTGGAGAAGAGTTAATATATAGAAAAATAAGAGAAAAATTAGGAAACATTGAGATTATTCGAAGATCGAGGAATTTAATTATCAATCCCAAAACAGGGTATGGATTTGAGTTAGATTTATATTTACCTAAATTAAATCTAGCTTTTGAAGTTGATGGTCAAACACACAGAACAAATTGTTATGGAGAAGAAAGATTAAAATACCAACAGAGAAACGATAGTTTGAAAGACAGATTATGTCAAGAGGCAGGAATCAAACTTGTTCGTATTCCCTACGGTCGAGATATTGGTATTATGGGTGAATTAGCACGGTTGAGATTCAAAGATTTAATCTACTTTCTTTCTTTTTTATGAATGCTAAAAAGAAAGGCAACCGCGGAGAACACGAATTTGCTCATTGGTTAATGGAAAACGGGATTAAAGCATTTCGTAATTCTATGTCTGGTGGTTCGGTTTGGAAAGGAGATATTGCCAATGGACTTGATTTAACGATTGAGGTTAAAACTTGCAAGAAAATAAATCTGCAAGAAGCGTGGCGACAAGTATCAAGAGACTCTAGTGTGGCTCATAATAGTCCTTTACTCGCAATTCACTTTGATAATTTTCCTAAAAAGCAATGGTTGTGTGTTATTCACTCCGAGGATTGGCTGGATTTAATAAAGAACCAAAATGTCCCTGAAAACTGACCTACAAGAGATATTGAATAATAACCCTTGGCAAGTGAGGCCAAAACTAGAGGCCTACATCAACCGGATCAAGGAGGAGTATGTACCCAAGCCGAGGACAGAATTGCAAAACCGAGCGTTGCATTTATTTTTTCGCCAACTGGCTGAACACTTGAATAATAGTAATATCAAGGTTCAAGCGGTACTCCAAAAAACAGCCGAGATAGATTGGACAGAAAAATTAGTCAAAGAATTACTGTGGCGAAGAATACAAAAATTAGTTCTCGGAAAAAACTCTACTACCGAATTATCCAAATTGGAAGATATTGACAAGGTCTATGACCATCTAGTTAGATTTTTCGGGGAAAAAATTGAAATAGAGTTACCCTCTTTTCCCAATGATCCCGACCCCGCCCCTTTGAACAAAGACTATGAAAAAGAAACTTAATATCAAAATCAAGGAAATTAAGGTATGATAGAGTTACTGCCACGACTGCGTTGTAACAGTCTGGCTCGCCATTCTAAACGAGGAGACACAGTGAGAATGGTTAAACGCTAAAACTCGGCGTAGCGTGGATATAGCTACCACGAACCAGTGCCGAGGATATGCAATTCTCCCGCCCTAGCAATAAACTTCGAGCAACCGAAGGTCTAGGGAAAGAAATTAACTTTGGACCGGGGTGTCCCCGATCGGCACGAGGTTCCCGCAAGGGGACTTTTTGCTACTTATCCACTTTCAAACATTGACGAGGGGTGGGTGTGGTATAATGGGAAGTATGCGCAAGCCCGTGAGTTATTTTTATCAGCAACCCCTAGCTTATGATCGATTCTCACGGATCGGCGCACATAGGCTAGGGATTTTTGGTTGAAATAATATGATTAAAGAAAAATCATTGAGTAAAAAGATTAGATTCTTAATTTTTGATAGGGATGAATTTACCTGCCAATATTGTGGTCAAAAACCCCCTAGTGTAATTTTAGAGGTTGACCATATTTTACCGAAAATTAAGAGTGGAAAAAATGAAGTAGAGAATTTAATTACATCTTGTTTTGATTGCAACCGTGGGAAAAGTACTTTACTTCTAGGGAGTACTACGAAACAAATATCGGAGAATATAATCCACATCAAAGAAAAAAAGGAACAGATGGAAGCTTTCTATAAATACCAAAAAACGATTGATGAATTAGTTGAAGACAGAGTTGATAAATTATCTATAATTTGGAGTGAGGTTTGGAATAATAAATATAGTTTTAACCAACGGGGGAGAGCTACAATTAAATTATTTCTAAAATTTTTACCCTCGTCTGAAATAGAAGAAGCTATATTTATAGCAACAAATAAAATACAAAACGATGTCAATAAAAGTTTTAAGTATTTTTGTGGAATTTTACATAATAAAAGAAAAAATCTATATGGCCAAAGAAAGAATGATTAACACTAGGTTGTGGTCTGATAATTGGATTAGATCAATTAATCCACTAGATAGGTATTTATTTCTGTATTTAATCACCAATGAACATAATAATATCTGTGGAATATATGAGTTACCTATTTCAACAATGGCTTTTGAAAGCGGAATAGACGAAAGAGATTTAGAAAAAACAATGCTTCCAAGACTTAATCCAAAGGTCTATTACATTGAGGGGTGGGTTATTCTAAAGAACTTCCCTAAATATCAACATAGAAACAGCCCAAAAGTCAAAATTGGTATCGAAAATGAATTAAAGACTATTCCTAGCCATATTTTGAATGATGCGATAGCATATGGATATGGTATGGATATGGTATCGCATCTTAATTCTAATTCTAATTCTAATTCTAATTTAGATTCTACCCTTGCCGAGACAAGCTCGGCTCTTATCCCAAACCTTATAAAGTTATTTGAAACAATCAATCCTACCTGTAAAACCTACTATGGTAATACTACTCAACGAAAGGCGTGTGATTTTTTGATTTCTACTTATGGTTTCGAGAAAGTGAGTAAGATTATCACCGAACTTTTACCCCAAACCAACGGAATGGAATATATGCCTACAATAACAACCCCTATTCAGCTTCGAGATAAATGGTCGCAATTAGAGGCGGGGGTGAAAAAAGAAAGGTCGAAACTTAAAAGCAAGGGTAATACATATTGGTAACATGACTAAATTTTTCAAAATCCAATTCGGGTATGGCGAAGCTGATTACCTCAAAATAACCGAAAACGAACTGCCAAAAGCGATTGCGTTATTTATGGAAGGTTCTGGTCGGGCTTTGTTTGAAAGTGGAGCGATAAGAGGGCAAGATATTATTCGGATAACTCCTGATTGGCATACCGATCAAGGTTGGCACAAAGGTTGGAAAATGCAACCAGAGGATTATCAAGCCATTGAACATTTAGAGGGGGTTTATAATGAAACTTACCTTCGAGCACGGGAAGTGGCAGAATATGCTATAAAAGAAAATAAACGAGAATTACTTAATGAGCCATTTCAAAAAGCATTGACTAGACTTCCATCACGAGATCAAGGAATATCTGAATGGTCTGGTAAATTAGCGGATAAGTTTAAGATTAAATGACCACCGTCTACCTCTTATCCCCCACGATCTCGTTTAAGACTTTTAAACTACTTCAAAAGAAGCTAGTTAAAGAATCCGGTCCCGTGCCGGTCGAAGGCGACCGAATGTTGTGGGAACTTTTGCGGGATAAAAAGTTATACTGTTATTTTACAAACAAGCTCCCAGAAGATATGGCCATTTCCCTAAAACTCCCCAAGAGTAAAATCATAATCATACAAACTGATTAAGCAGTTGGAGGAGTTGGAGTGGGAGTGGGAGTGGGAGTTGGAGTAGGAGTAGGAGTGGGTAAAAGTTATCCCCTGTTAATCCCTTTTGCTCCTTGTGTTATCTTTAGTATCTGTTAGGATAGAGGTTAGTAGAAAAAATATG